TAGCACCATCGTTTACCATTTGATGTACTCTTGACATCATACTTTCGTCTATCTCAGTATTTTCGTTCTGTCTCTTTAGAACTGCAGATACTTGTTTATGATTTGATAATCCTTTTTTAATCTTTTCAATTGCTCTTACTGCACCAGTCATATTACCACCAGCATATCTCTTATCTGATGCAACACCGATTGCCATTTTAATTTCTTTTGGAGAAAAACCTTCTTCTAGTTCTTCTCTAATATCAGCAATAGATACTGCCATATCTCCAGCGGCCATAGTTATCTTACCATCTCTATTATAGAGATACTTCTTCATGCCAGTAGGATTGTCATTATTCTTTAGGGTAATCTTTTCTTGTTCAAAACTCTTACCTTTACCTACAATATTCTTTGCAACTACAGTATAAGAAATGAAGTCTGTACCTTTTTCTAATGTGGAATCATGTTTGATTTTAATCTTAGAATTCTTTTTAAGTTTACCAAATATCTTAATTAACTTAGGGTCATTCATTTTCATTGCTTCAGTAACATGATATGATGATGCTAGATACATATTGAGTTCGTACTTATTACCCATGTTGTATACTTGCACAGACCACGACTTACCTTTTTTAGTCTTGAGGTTGAATGAGTTTTCTTTACCTTTAGAAGGTTTACTAGGTCCTGTTGCAACTTTGTTATCAATCTCTTTAGGATCAATTTCTTGACCTTTGCTTTTAGCAAAGTCTGTAGCGTGTTTCATTGCAGAAGAGTAATCTTTGTGATAAATTTCGTAACCTGTAGCAGACTTTGCTTCAGTAATATCATCATCAAATACTTCGTTTTCTTTGAGTTGCTTTACTGCTTTTGCAAAATCTTGAGGTGACTTCGATAATACTTTTTGTAATTGTAATTTTGATGCTGGTTTCAATCCTTGATATATTGATAGCATCTTCTTTGCATCGTTTGGATTAATTTTTGCTTTTTTGCCATTATCGAATGTTACTGGTTTCATACCTCTTAGTGTAACTACTTTACGCAATTGCACCATAATATTTTTGTCTGCCGCTTTTCTATCATCATCTGTAGCGTCATCGTCAACGTCAGCAGGATCGACTTTTCTTACTTCTTGTAACTCTTCACCCACAAGTTTCAAGTAGTCTTTTGCAATATTTTCAACTTCTGAAGATGTTTTATAAGAACCAGCGTACTTCTCACTATCGAAATAAGCAAAGAACTTGCCACCTTTCGTAGTGATAGTAAACTCTACATTTTTTCTTTTTCCGATTTTATCAGATTTGACAACTTTCTCACCTGAACCAATCTTTACTTTTTCAGATAAGTCCATCGTATTTTTTAGTTGGGTGAATGTGACAGACATTTTTTTATTACTCCTGAGGTCTAGTTTTTGCTAAATCTAATTGACCTTTGTCATTAAAAATAGTTTTACTTAGTGTTTCTTTTGCTCTTCCTAGTTCGGCGGCAATCTTATCATTCATAACTGACTGATACTTCGTTTCAGCGTCAATAAGATTTTTATTAGTTATATCTTTAATCATTGCGTTAATTTTTTCCTTTGCCATTATTAAAACCCTCCATCATTGTCATTGTCATCTGGCGCTTCTTCTTCTTCGTCTGGAACTTCTGCTTCTATCTGACTATTTATCGCTTCAATATCTTCCTTACTTTGCTTTAGAATATTTTTTCTAATCCAAGTAACACTATAATACTTACCGATATATTCATCTGCATCACGAACCAGTGCTAGTCTTTCTCTCAATATCTCTTGGTCTTTAAGTTCAGAGAATTGATTATCTTTTACATAATCATAATGAATGTCTTCTTTAATCTTTTCCCAATCATCTTCAGTAATAATATTTTTAAGTATTAACTGTGTACGCAACAAGTCTTGAAATACTTCATTAAACTTTTTACGCAAACGACCGACAAATTTAGTAAACTTTAATTCATCACGATTAATCTCTGTTGCTCTACCTAATTGAAAACCACTTTCAGGTTGCATACGAGATTGTGGTACATTAAGTGCTAAGAACATCTTCTTCTTAAAATACTCAACATCTTCAATCTCACCGAGGTTCTGACCACCACCTAATGTGCTTATCTCTGTACCTCTACCACCATCTCTTCGTGGCATCCAAAAGTCTTCAAGCATATTCATAAACTTACTATCGTCTTTTACTTCTCCAGTATTACCATCATAAACTAACTTATTTTTAAAGTTATTCATAATATCTTTTAAATACTGTTCTGCTTTCAACTTAGGTAAGTTACCAACATCTACATAGAACACTCTTCTTTCAGGTGCCCTTGCAATACGATAGATAACAAGTGCATCTTCCATCATTCTTAATTGATTAACAGGTTTGATTGCTTTGTGTAAGTAACCAAGAACAATATTATTATTCATATCTGTTAAACCAGAAGGTATGTATGCTACACTATCTTTTGTAAGAGCAATTGCACTCTTTGATCCTGTCATACCTAGTCCCATGACTTGACCTTCTGAATATAGAAAATACTCTTTGATGCTCTTAATTGAAGAGACACCTTTTTCTATTTCTTGCTTTTCATCTTTTATAACTTCACGAACAAATTTAATTGAACGTGGATCAATTATTCTTAACTTTTGTATACCTTGTTCTACTGCGTTAGAGTCCACCACTTTATGAAAGTATACTCTTCCGTCAACATACCAACGCTTAAACAATTCGTGTGAACGCTTATTAAAATCAAGCATTCTTAGAATTAATTTAAATTCTTCTCTAATTTTTTTCTTTATTGAATCCGAAAGATTTACATCATCTAATAGAATATCAACTTGTCTATCTTCATCTGATACGATTGCTTCATTGATTATATCATCAATTGCCGCTTCGCATTCAGGATGCATAGATATTTCTCGATATTTCTTGATGAGGTCTGTCTCATTTCTAGATGAATACCCTTGGTCTACATATGTACCAAAAGCACCACCAGAAACAGTTTGTACGCCATCGTCAGGTGACGGAAGAATGATGTCTGATTTGCCACCACTCTCCGTACCAGGTCTTGAAATTTCGAATCCAAATAGTTTTACTGCCATTTATATTTTCTCCACTAAATTATCATATTATATCTGAAAACTTTAAAAGTTAAGCAGTAGTATCAGCGGTTACATTACCACCAAAACGACCACCAGTACTCTCAAAGAACTGATATGTAAATTCACAAGTAAACTCTGCAATCGCATCGTTTGAACCAAAGTCTAATGCAATCTCTCCAATGTTAGTTGGATATGCATCTCTAATTATATATGACTTTAGTACATCGTCATTTCTGTCAAGATGGTCAACACGCAAGTCAACTAAATATTCTGCAGGAAATTGTCTGCCTCTATTTGTTACTACGTTGTTAATACCATTCTGCCAGATTTCTAATGCGTCACGAATTGCAAAAGATGTATCATTATAGATTGTGACAGTCCAAGGTGTGAATGTTCTTTCACCACCAAAGTTTACTACTCGTCCCCTATAGTTGACAGGCGTGTTACCTATTGTCGAACCTGGAAGAGCGGCGCCTCGGCATAAGAACTCACTGTCTCTACCTGCCACACCTGCTACTGCTCCTGACACATATGTCGGAAAAGTCAGCGTTGCTCTAAACTGGTTTGCCCTAGCACCCCCACCAATCATACGGGATTTAAAGTCTGAAATTGTTGCCATTTTATTTTGCTCCTATTTACCTTTATTTATCCCTTATACACCAGTCTCTTCGAAACTGATTCCTGTTCTTGTTGCAACAAAAGTCAGCGTAATAAAGTTGATAGACCTTGCAGGTTTAACAAAGATATCTGCTCTGAATTCATTACCATCAATAACGGCAGGTGTATTATTAGTTGTATCACATACTACTTTAAAGTCTATGATTCCTCTACGACCTTGAATGTCTCGTAAAAAAGGTTCTACAAGATTTCTAAAGTTCGCTCTAGTGAATGTATCGTTGAATTCAAACAACTGAAACTTCGCCGCAGTAGCAATCGCTTTTTCTAGAACAATGAAAAGTCTTCTTACATTAATTCTATCGAATGCACTAGGTGAAGTCAACATAGTTTTATCTCCAAACAATGTCACGCCTTGTCCAGGGAATGCGACAACTGGATTGATTTGCTTCTTATATAGCGTATCTCTCTCTGCTTTAGTAGGTGAGAATGCAACTTTAACTGCATTTTTAATCTGACCTCTATTAAATCCAGCAGGACTAAAGAAAGGATCAGCAACTAAGTCAGTTCGTACACAACAACCAGCAACATCACCATTCAATGGAATGTAACGATAAACATCGTTGTATCTGTCATACTGATATTTCCAACCACTATCCATGACTGCGAAAGATGAGTTGATGTTTGCACCAGCATCTCTAAAGTTTACAATCTGAGTTGCGGCATCTAATGCTTGAGAATCGGAAAGTTCTGGTGATAAGAATACCATACAGTCTTTTCTTACTTCAGCAATATTATCTACAATATACTTTGCTACTGTACCTGATACTGGACCACAAGGAATTAAAGAAACATCATACTTTTCATCATTTGCAAAGTGAGTAAATGCAGTTTGAAGTTCTCCATCAGTCGGTACGTTATCATCAGTACCACCAGCAAGAGAAACGTATTGAGGTTTTCTTCCGGTGTGTGAGAAAGTGTTATTTAAAAGTCCTGCGGCCGCACCAACGTCTGCATCAAAATCGGTGTGGTCATCGCCCCACCAAATATATCTTGAATATGTGTTGATATGGTCTGCATAGAAATTTACTGTTCCATCAGATTTTTTAGCATCACTTGCTACTGAAAGGTTTGAGAATGTTTCTAAAACTGATCCTGCAGTTTCAGTCCACAATCCATCTTCATCAATTACGATTACATGAATTTCGTCATTCGCTCCGCCTCTTGCAGTTGCTTGTGCAGAAGTTCCTGGTGCGCCGTCAAAGTTATCAGCATAAAACCATTTTACTGATACGTTAACTGCAACACTTGTTCCATCTACTGCTACAGTAAGACCTGTTGCCTTACCTTTTTCTCTGATAGTTAATGTGTTAGTTGAAATACCAGTTACTTCATACTCTGTAGTATGACCAGCAAAAGTAACGATGTCGCCTGAAGCAATATTAGCGGCCGCAACTACTGCTATTGTAGTCGAACCTGATGCCGTACTGGCAGTCGTTGTTGTTACGTTTGCTTGTGAGAATGAATTTGCATTCATACACACTGATATTTTGATTGAATTACCCAAAGTTCCTGGATACTTCGCACCCCAATCTCCAATACCTGCGGCAACTGCTGAAGCGCCTAGTGTATCGTAGTGGGATTCATTCTTAATTAGAAAACCAGAACCGTTTTGTGCGGAATTGGTGTTTCCTGTCGCCGCTCTAACCACTTGAAGATTAGACCCATATGACAGAAAGTTTGCCGCAGTAAAGAAGTAACCAAATGTGGCGGAATCAGGTTGACCGAATTTTGAAACCAATTCGTTCTCTGAACCTACATTAATTACCTCGTCCACAGGTCCCCACTGAAAAACACCTGCGAAGGCGCCTGGTGAGGTTGCTACTGCTGGCACAACCTGTGTCAAGTCGATTTCTCGTACTAGAACGCCTGGTGAAAGTTGAAATGCCATTTTAATTTACTCCCGTTAATATCTTTAAAATAAAGTCGTAGTTCATTTACATTATTATTTATACGTTTACCAATTGCTACTTCTGCTATTAATATCGACTACTGACCATCTATCTCCTTCTGCATCTACAAAAGTTTCTGCGACTTCGCTTCTACCTGTAATATACCCGAATGGAGTTAGTTCATCCTCTATTGCCTGCATCTTCTCTTTATATAGTTTCTCTCGTATGTCTGTTTCTGTAAACTCTTTGAAATACGGTTGACCACTTAACCATGCAAACATCACCAAACACATAACTAAATCATCGTGACTACCTTCTTGTGCTTCATAAGAACCTTTCCTACTTACAAAAGTTGATAGTTCGTTAATCGTATCAAAATCTTGAATAATTAACTTATTTTCTTCTATGAGGTTTTTCAGATTACTACATCCTAGTCTTTTCATTTGACCAGTTGTGCGAACACCTAATGTGTTTCCTCCTCCGAATCCACCTCCTAAAACTTGTCCACTTCTACCTTTCCATTGAGTAGATAATAGATTTTCATACTCTATCTCATTATTTAGAATATCGGCGACTTGCTGACCTATGTCATTAACCTCTACTAATACATATGCTTTATTATAATGTGATGCCATTTGATTAATAACTGTAGGGTACATTAATGGTGATATCTCATTACTCTTATACTTACATACAACTTTAAAAGGCATATCAGTGACATCAATAACTGTAAACGCACTGTAGTCGATTCCTACGCCCCTTGCTACGTCAACTGTAGCAACATAAGTATGACCTTCTTCCGCCTTAGAAAACACTGTCACATCGTTCTTATTGTACATTGGTTGAACATATGCTAAGTTTCTTAACGAATTAGGATTAATAAGCGTATTACTTGAACCTAAGAACTGACATTCAAACTCTTGTTCCCATTGCTCTTGAGATGTATTCTTTATAGTCTCTTCTTTAAATTTTGCACCACGACCAGGTATATCATCCCACTCAACTTCAATAGTTGAATAATTACTTCTTTTTTCTTCAGCATCTACCCACATCTTATAGAAGTGGTTCATACCATTTGGTGTTGAAACTACCATAACTTTAGTATTCTTACCAGAAGTAATAGTAGGATAAACTGAACGAAAGAAATCTTCAGCGAGATTAAAGGGAAC